ACAAGAAAACCGTACACTAGGAGAAAATCGTTTAAACTACTTGAAAATATTACATAAAATCCTAGATCAATTCATCAAGGACGGTTTCCCAGTTAAGATTGAATCCATGAAAGACTTGGATATTATTATTAAAAATTGTTTAGTTTTACAGGATGCTCCAAGTGAAGTGATAAAACAGGACACAGTAAATGTGAATATTGGAGCCGACTCATTATTCGATGATGAACTAATGAAAAAAATCATCAAAGAAGAAGAGGAAGCACGTAAATTAAGAGCGAAGAAAAATGACTCCTGATAAAAAAAGGTTCGTCAATGACTTATACTTGTTTTATCGATATTTCATAGCATCACATTATCCAAATAGCGTACCAGCACCACACATCCAAGAATTAGCTTTAAAGTTAATGGAGTTAAAAGATGGGATTGGTAAAAGCCGTTTAGCAGTATCAATGCCTCCGAGACATTCGAAATCATCAATGGTTACACTAGCTTTTCCTTTATGGTTAATATTTCAGAATCCGAATTTGAAGATATTAATTGTTAACAATAGTGCATCATTATCTGAAAAGTTCGGTATACAGTTAAGGGAATATGTTAAAAAGATTGGTCCACAGTTCGGAGTTTATTTATCTGATGTTAAAAGGTCCAGTACTCATATTATGTTCACCAATAAGGATGGTGACTTATATGATGGAAGTATAAGACTTGTTGGGGCTTCAGGCTCAATTACAGGTCAGGACGCTGACTACCTGGTAATCGACGATCCATATTTCGGTTTCGACGATATAACCCCATCACAATTGAATAAGAAAATTGAATGGTTCCAGACAATCATCTTACAGCGTCTTGAACCACACAGTAAGCTTATTGTACTGCATACAAGGTGGCACGCCCTTCGGAATGAGACTCCAGTTTATACTGTTAATAAAGGTTGGAGTACTCATGGTGAATTAGAAGTCGGTGATGTATTACTTGGAACTAACAGGAAGCATACAAGTGTAGTTACTGTTCATCCTAAATGTTTATTAGATAATTGTCTGGTCTTCAGTAATGGAGATAAGATAATCTGTAATGATGAGCATTTATGGAAATTCCATGATTATACTGATAATGTAACTAAAATATTCACTACTGAAGCTATTTCTAATCGTGAATTATATGTTAATAATTCCTATTTAGCTAATTTTAAAATCCCTTCTGGGAATAAACTGATAAGTTTAATTGACCATTACAAAGTCCCACCAGTACAAGGCAATTGCATCACTGTTGATGCACCAGATGGTATGTATCTGGTTGGAAAGAATTTTACTCCCACTCATAATAGTAATGATTTGATTGGATTTTTCCATAAGTCTGACCCTGATAGTTATGATTTTGTGGAGTTCGCTGCTTTGGATGAGGATAATGAGGCTTTATGGTCTGAACGTTATGATACTGATTTTTTATTAAATGTTAAGAAGAATGTAGGTGAACGAGTGTTCCAATCTGTTTATCAACAGCAACCTATTGATGCCACTAGTGATTTCTTTAATATGAAAAAATTACAGTACGGATTCCCTGAAGATTATGTTCAGGAATCTGTTGCTAGGGCATGGGATATAGCTTCCAGTGATAATTTATCTGATAATGATTTTACCGCTGGAGTTAAAATGGCAAGGTTTGGTGATTATGCAGTTATATTAGATTTGATTCATGGTCGTTTCGGTACTAATACTAAACGGATGATTCAGAATACTGCTTTTATGGATACACCTGCATGTCATATTGTTATTGAAACAGGTGTTGCTGCTGCTGGTGAATTGTTACATCAGGAGTGGAAGAATCAGTTACCTGGTTTTATTGTGGAACGAGCTAAAGTATCGGGTAATAAGTCTAAGGTTGATCGTGCTACTCCATTTCAGAATGCTATTGAGGATGGTAAAGTCTTTGTAGCTATTGAGGATGGACCTACACGTCAGGCTTTTTATGATGAGTTAAGTACATTCCCCGCTGGGGAACATGATGATATTACGGATGCGGCTAGTCACGTTTATAATTATCTGTTTATGAATGATGATAAAAAGGAATTTGACGCTCGTATGGAAGTAGTGTTCTTATAAAAAGATAGAAATTTAATAGGAGAATTATTATTTATGGGTTGGAGAGATAGATTAAGAGGTTATTTGCCAATTGTAAGGCGACCAGCATATGATAGTAATTATAATACATTTCTATCTAACTATGGTTGGGTTTTCAGTAATGCTAATAAGGCCACTGGAGATTACACATTATACGAGAAAGCTGAGAATAATGTTTATGTTTTCCGTAGTATCGAAGTTATTTCAGATACTCTTTTAATTAATGGTTTTGGTATTAATAATCCTGAGGATAGTGAGGTTAATTTTGAACGCACTCAGTATTTAACTAATTTGTTTAATAATCCTCAAGGTGCCACTAGTGAATTGACTTATGCGATGTTTCATAAGCAGTATATGCGTAGTTTCGAGTTAACTGGTGATGCTTTTATTGAGGTTAATTATGAGGAGTTCACTTGGGATGATAGTGATTATTATAAAGTGTTGAATGGTTTTAATTTCATTCCACCAGAATTACTCCGATGGTTCCCGGATACTGAGCAATGGGGTTATCGTGACCAGCCAACTATCAGATATGAACCGGATGAATTGATTCATATCTATGAGCCACAAATTAAATTGAAGAATTTAAAGTATGGTGTAAGTAAGTTGGATAAGATACGTTTACCTATACTTATGATGTTCAGCGGTTTATCTCATAATAAGGAATTATTGGATAATGATGGTATAGATCCACGAGCCATATTAAGTTTTGATAAGGATGTTTCTAATGAGACTTATGAGAAAGAGTTAACTCGTTTATCTGAGTTAAGTAAACTCCGTAAAAAAGGAGGAACATTAGCAGTTAAAGGTGCAAGTTTCCAATCATCCAGTATCACTAATCAGGATATGGATTTCTTATCATTAATGAATTTCTGCCGTGACATGATATTAACTGCTTATGGTGTTCAACCAGGAAAAGCAGGTATACGTGAAACTGCAAACCTAGGAACAGGTTCTGGTGAATCACAAGACAAGGATTTCAAAGACATGATGAAATCCAAAGCCACATTAATCGAAGGAGCATTCAACAAAGTACTCGGCCATAATGGTTTCGAGGAATTATTTAAATTCAATGAAATGGATATTGAAGATAAATTAAAACGTACTCAAATCGAAACCAATAAGATTAACGCTGGAGTATTAACTGTTAATGAAGTAAGACAGGAATATGGTTTGGAACCAGTTCCATGGGGAGATGTTCCTAATAATTTAAATAATAATCCATTAATGGATAGTAGCACAGTTGATAATGTGGACATATCAGCTATTAAAAGATATGAAAACAATTTAAACCGTGCTAAATGGTTAAGTGAATGGGAGGCTCCACGTAATGATTGGTAAAGCCTATACATCATTCGTTAAAAAAAGCTTCTCTCGTGACGAACGTAATTTTTATAATTTATTATCAAATGGGATAGATGAAAACCTATTATATGTTGTTAGCTGGTTGAAAACCCATGAAGCACATACATTACTGGAATGTGATGATGAAGATGAATTTGACGAAATATTCGCATTATCCACATTACACAGTGAATTGAACAGTCGTATTCAAAGGAATACATTAAATGGTATTCAACCTTTAAGTAAATTCTATAAAGTAGGTTCACGTCTAGGCCATAATCAATTAAGAACCACTCAAAGATACACTAAGCAGGATAAAGCTGCATTAAGTATTCTTAACCAGTATGTAGGGGATACGATTTATAATGTTAATGTGGATTCCTGTTTAAATGTTAAGGATATCTTATGGAATGGTGCATTAGCGGGATTAGCAATAAGTTTGCTAGCTAAAGACATACTCGCTTCACCATATAAGATTACACCAAGGAGTGGTTCAACAGTTGACCGCAGATGCACAATGATAACCACCACTGAATATGGTCGTGCTGTTAACACTGGTTTATTACAGGCCTATGTTAATGAGGGAGTATATAAAGTGGATATTGTTACAGCTGGTGATGATCGTGTATGTGATGATTGTATTGAAATAGAAAAGAACAATCCATACACAATAGAGGAAGCAATGGGCTTGCTTCCTGTCCACCCTGATTGTCGCTGTTCTATTAGTTCTGGTAATCATGACCGTGTTGACCCTGAGTTAATGGAGGGTTTTGTGGTTAATATGACTGATAATGATTATAATATATCGGACACGAATAGTCCTAGTGGTGATTTCGGTTTCGATTTCACTTTTAATTAATGGTCATTTCGCTACCTTAAGGTATATTTTTTTTTGATGATCTGACAAATTATCTGTTTCTATAAAATATTATAAATTGTTGGAAAATAATTAAATGAAAAAATTTAGTATTCTCTGCCATTTTTAATTTCACATCAATGTCTATTTTATAGATTATATGATTTAATAGATTTTTAACTACATTGAATACAGTTTTTCAAATGTGTCGTGAAATATATATTGGTTTTTTACCTTTCATTTTTTATTACCTCTTTAAGTATTTTGACCAAGTTAGTTGATGATAATATTTTTAGGGATTATGTCATTAAACTGTTTGCCTAAAAAGATTTATCAAATCTATAAAAGACATTATGTGACCTCCAATTTTTTTATAGAAAAAGAAAATATGCCTCAGCTCAAATTTTGTATATTGTAAATTAGAGTAAAACCATTCACCAAAGGAGTTTTTTTCTTTGGTAAGAGTGTAGTATGAAGAACATGTTCTTCTAAGTTTCATTCATTGGTTTTACTCTCCGGTATACAAAAAAATTATACTATTTTTTTTCGTATGTTCTTTTTTTATATTATACTGGTTTGAATCCGGTGAAGAACAATTTTTTTTAAATAAACTATATTTGTTAACTTATTTTTTCAAATCAATAGAAGAATGGAGTTGTTTATGAAAACTAAGCTTAAGAAATTCAGAGTATATGCACCTCCTGACGTTAAATCCTATGGTTTGAATGAAGATGGTACCTTAACCATAACTGGTATTGCCTCTACGACTAATGAGGATTTGGATGGTGAAATTGTTTCACCTGATGCTTTAGAGTCATTAGCTAAGCAGGTAATAGGGTTAAATCTACATCTTGACCATGACCATTCCTATAAAGGTGGGATTGGTGCGATTACTGATGCGACCTTGGAAGAGAGTTCTCTTCGTATTACTGCTGTGATTTTACCAGAATATGCTGAAGGTATTAAAGAAAGATTAGACCTCGGAATGAACTTTGGTTTCAGTATCGGTGGTATCCCTGTCATTGACAGTTTGAATTCTAGAGTAATAAACGATTTCATTTTATTGGAAGTTAGTTTAACATTGCTCCCGGCAAACTGGGACACCTTCGGTACAGTTGAAGTAACTAAAGGGCTCGTTGAAAGTAGATGTTTGACAGGAGCTTGTCATTACATTCTGAAAGAAAAGAAAAGTGATACTATGAGTAAAAAAGAAGCAAACCCGATTGAGGTTACCGATGAAATCAAACAAGAATTGGTTAACATCGTAAACGAAGCTGTTTACAATTTGAAACCACAACTTCTTGATGAAATCAGAGGAGAAATTGGTCCGGTTGTACAAGATGTTATAACTGAAGTATTACCACAATTATTACCTCCTGAAGTTAAAGATGCTGATATCGAAGATGAAGAAATCATCGATGAATCAGAAGAAATTGAAGAATTAGACGCTGAAGCAGTTATCGAAGAAGAAACTGATGAAGTTGAAGAAGTTGCTGCTGAACCTCCAGTTTTAGAAGAAGAAGAAGTTGAAACTAAAGCTGAAGAAGAACCAGAAGAGGAAGCTGCAACTGAAGATGAAGCACCAGTTGAAGATGAAACTGCTGAGGATGTTGTTGAAGAAGAAAAAGAAGTTACAGATGAACCAATCGATGGTGAATCAAGTGATGATGATGCAGAGTATGTGGAAACCACTGAAACTGCTGATGCACCTAAAGTAATAGTTGATATTAAAGCTATTGCAGCAGAGATTGTTAAAGAAGTTAAACCAATTTTAGCAAAACAGGTTAAAGATGATTTATATAAAGAATTAGCTGGTAAAAAAACTACTAAAAAAGCTACCAAACCTAAATCTAAATTAAATCAATACAAAGCTAAATCTGAAACTGCTAAAAAAAGTGATAAATTTTTAGACAGTCCTGAACGTGACCATCTTGGCCGTAACAGAAAATATATTTAAACAGGTTCCATTATTTGTTTTATTTTTTTGAGAATGGAATTAGAATAACAAAAAAGAAACTTTTTTTTAAAATATTATAAGACTTTTTAAATTTTATTTACCCAAAGAAAGTGAGAATTATGGATTTGAAAACTAAAATCAAAAACAGAGATGATTTCTCTTTAAAATTTGCAGACGCACCGTTCGACAGTAACAATATACTTAACCCTGGTTGGGCTGAACCAACCTATGATGACTTTTTCAAAAGGATGGTTGATGAACCAGTATTACTCAACCAATCCACAGTCTTACCAATGACTGCTTTACAACATGACTTAGACATGTTAACCGCAGATGTCGAATTAGACAGTCAAAGAGACTCCACTGGTAACAGTGCTAAATTAACTCAAAACGAATTAAGTCCAAACATGGACAGAAAACAATTAATCGCACAACCATTACAAGCTAAAACTGTAATCAGCGACAACTTCCTTGAAGAAAACATTGAAGGGGAAGACTTCTTATCTAATTACATGAACCTTTTAGCTGACAACATGGGTCCTGCATTCGAAATGTGGGGATTATATGCTAACACCACTGCTACTCCTGTAGCTGGTGAAGGTACTGGATACAATATGACCAATGGGGTATTAGCACAATTACAAACCGTTGCAGCAGATGCTAACAACGAATCTAAAGGTATCGCAGACCTTGTATACAACAACAATGTTGGTGACGGTATCCTTAATGCTGTACAACAATACGTCGAACAAGACGGTAACATCAGCAATGCAAGGATTGTTTTACCACCAGCAGTACACAGTAAATTCATGTTAGAAATTGCTAAAAACAAAGACACCGCATTAGGTGACGCAGTCTTCCAAGATGGTAACATCACCACCCTTTTAGGTATGGAAATCACCGCAGACCCTATCCTCCGTAAAACCAAAAACGGTTACGGTAGTATGAAATTCGACACCAACGGTGTCTACAGTGCAAGCGGTACCGCAGTCGACAAAATGTCCTACGGTTTCATCGGCCAACCATCCAACCTTGTATTTGGTATGATGAGGGAATTCGATGTTAAAAATCAATGGGATATTGATGTTCTCGGTTACAAAGTCGCTTTACTCTGTAAAGGTGACGTAAAAGTATTATGGGATCAAGACACTCTTGCTATTCCATTCACTCGTAACAACCAATAAGAATAATACTTAAATTTTTATTATTCTTATTTTTAAATTTTTTTTAATATAGTTTTAATTTTTGCGGAGATGAAACAACTTATGAAAGATTATTGGAAAGATTTAAGCCTCCGTGAAGCATGGAGTAAACGAGAACGATTTAATTTTATTTTAAATTATTTCGATGAAAAATTAGAATCCTCTAATGGTGAAACTAATGATGAACCTGTAGATGAACCTACTGTGGAACCTGTTGAACCAGTTACAGTTAACGTTAGTGTACATGTTAAAGACAGTGAAGACAATGGGATTAATGGTGCTTTAGTTGAAATTTACCAGGACAATAATGACCCATACACTGGAAATACTGGTAAGGCTGGTGGATGTACTGTCCGTAACGTTCCAATAGGTAATTATTCTATTAGGGTCTCTGCTGAAGATTATATTACTAGTATAGATGAGCTAGTTGTAATCGAGGGAGAGAATAATGTTGAAATTATTCTTGAATTAGAAAATGGAGCGTGAATAAATGAAAGATTATTGGAAAGACTTAGGTTTGAATGAAGCCTGGAGTAAACGTGAAAGATTCAATTTCATTATGGCTTACATTGATGAGAAGTTAGGTGAAACTGAAGAGGATGAAACTGGATAAAAAAAATTTTTAAAGGGATAAACCAATTTTTTTTTATCCGTTATTTTTTTTAAATGATTATTTTTTTTTAAACTTTTTCTATAAAAAAAAGAATATTTTTTAAGGGGTTTTTTGTGTTGATAGAGGTTCCTAAATTAAGGACGTTACTTAAATTTGAAGGTATAAACTTAGATGCTTTCACTGATGATGAATTAACTGTATTAATTGAAAGTAAAGTTAATGAATTATCTGGTTTATTAGGTTTAGATGTTAATCCAGTACACCGTAAACAGCATATTACAAGGTTTAAAGGAGACATTATAAGATTAGACTTCTACCCTGTATATGATTTCAATAATATAATGGTGGATGGTGAATGTTTAAGTCCAAATAAATATCGTGTGGATTATAGTCTAGGTTTAATATACCTGGAGGAATTCATTACTGGAGACATTGATGTTAAATATATCTCCGGTTTGGATGATGATTTTTTAAATAACACTATAGGTCCACTTATTAAGGATATGATAACCTATACCGTCACTTATAATAAATGGGGTATGGGTGGACCAGTATCCAGTATCAAGGAAGGGGATGTTAGTGTTAATTATGATACAAGTAATGGTTTAGGCACTCGTATCAATAACACAATTGCTGATATTAAAAGTAGATATGCTAGTGCAAGGATTAGATGGTTATAATGGTATTATTTTTTCCAAATTATGAAGTAGAATTATGGGAATACACAGAAAAAGAGTCTCGTGATCGTTTCCTTGGTGAATCTGAATATGAGTATAATCTAGTAGCTACTGTACCATGTGACTTTCAACCTATGAGTATGAAGGATAGTCAAATGGAATATGGTAAAATATTAGAGGACGCCTATAAGATTTACCTTGACGGGAGTGTGGAGATTACTGATACTATGGTTCTCCGTTTGGTTGGTGAAAAGGATACCTATAAGATAACCGGTACACCCTCCAATAATAATCATTTTTTACATCATCATAAAGTGGTGGTGCAGAAACAACGTAAACCTATTAAACTAGGAGTGTAGATAAGGTATGCCTGTTGAAATTACACGTAATGATACTTTCACCAAGAAAACTGACTCCTCAGCTTATATTAAAGCTATGGAGGATACTGTTAGTGAAGTGTCACAGAAGACTATGAGTGAATGTCAAAGTGAATGTCCGGTAAGGACTGGTAATTTGCGGGATAGTCATAGTGTTGAAAGTGATGGTATGGAGGCTACTATTCGTAATAGTGCTGAATATTGGATGTATGTTGTTTACGGTACTAGTAGAATGTCTGCTAATAATTATCCTCAACGAGCTTGGAATACGATTATTAGTCAAGATATGATAGGTGAAATTTTTAAGAATAAATTAAAAGAAAATGGAATTGATACAGAATGATTCCACTTGTTAAAGCAATTCGTAGAATATTATTTGATAATGTATTTCTTGATGATGAGATAGTGCCAGTTAAAAAAAGGACTTATCCTTATGATGAAACTCCATGTATCACGATTGATGATAGTGGAGGGTCAGCTTTTATGGAACGCCATATAGTAAACGAGGATTATCCAGTTAATCCGAATCATCCTTTGTATGATCCAGAGGAACCTTTCCGTAAGTTTCCACAGGAGGTTTTACGTGAGGTTCATCAGGGTACTGTTAGGGTTAATGTTTGGTGTGATGATGAGTTTCAACGTGAAGATTTAATAAAACAGGTTGAATCGTTATTTAAGCAGGCACAATCAGATTATTACCTGTTCTGTGATAATTATCGGGATGGTGAATGTGCTGGTTGTGGCGGTCCGTGTATGGTGGATTTAACCCAAGCAGACCTTAGAGGGGTTAAGGGTCAGTGTCCTAATCCGGAATTGTATCATTATAGTAATGTTTTTTCCACTTATAATCTGATTAGGTCTAGTTTTATTGTAGATCAACCTTTTAGTTTGGATGATTTAAGTAAAACTGAACCTGTTTTAAGAAGTGTTTTCAAGGTTACATCTGGTTTTAATGTTGACCATGTTATTGGTGGTATTGTATCCAATAGGTTAGTTAATAATACTAGTGTAATCTAAAAGGGGAAAATATCTTTTTTTTTAATATTATTTTTTTTTGATACTATTTTTTTGAATTATTTATTCAATTTTTTTGACTAATATTTAGTAATTTTTTAATTTTTTTTAGGAGATTTTGTTAACTATGACAAAAGAAGATGAGAAAACTAATAAAACCAATAAGAAACCCTCCACAAAAAAAGAGGATGATAAAAAAACCCTCATCGAACTCGTGGAAGCATCATCCGTTGATTTTATTAGCATAATAATGGATTTATCACAAAACGGTTTACTCAACCAATACCGTGATGAAATAACCCAAAAAGAACAAGGAATAACAATTATTCCAAGCATGACAGAAGCAGAATTTAAAAAAATTATAGGAGACGACTAAAATATGCCAATCACTAAATTACCAGGTGTATACTACAATGAAAGAGTAACATACGAACTAACAGGTGAAGGAAGCAAAATCCCAGTAATAATCGGTGCAACCGGAAACACCGCAACCGACGACTACAAAATCGACGGTACAGTAATCAGAAAATTCACCGGATGGGAAGATGTTAACAAAGCAACAACCGCAGAAGTTCCAGGAATAGGAGTATATAGTGAAAACACCACTAACCAATTATCCAAATTCCTCCACGAATTCTTCGAAGAAGCAAGATTACAAGTAAACAGTGACATCGGAGTACCATACATATACATAATCGATGTAGGTGATGGTAAAACAAAACAATCATGGTTAAACGCCTTAAACTTAGCAAAAAGCAAACTCGATGCCACAATAGAAATCTACGTGGGAGCAGATGCAATCACCAGTTATGAATTAAAAGCATTCCTCGATGGCGCATACGCTTCAATAAAAGAAGGAACCAAAGACTTAGATCTCAGATGTGCATTCACCACCAAAGGATACAACAATCCAAGTAGTGTTACTGATGCACAATTAATCGCATTAACCAACGAATCAACCGGTGTACAATACAGTCGTATAGGTATAACTGAACCATTATTATTCGGTAAAACCATGGCAAGGATATGCTGCACACCATCTAATGTTGAACCAGGATTCTACGAATACAGAAGTGTTGAACCAGGAACATTCAAAGACAGAACCAAAGCTGAAATGTTAACCTTGCAAAATGCAGGTATCATCTTCAACCGTGATGAACACATTAACGGAAAAGTTCATCCAAAAATCAATCTCTGTGTTTCATCCAGTTTCGCAGCAACCACAAGACCTGCGGATGCATTATTCCATGCAAGATTCAATGCCGATGCATTACTCCGTGAAGTATTCGAAGCATGTTACAATCAAATCAAAGCAAACGAATCCGCAACCAACCTCGCATACTTACAAACCCGTATCAACAAGATTGTTAACGATAAAGTAAGTGCAGAAGAAATGATTAAATACGATGAAAAAACCGGAAACGGTACTAGATTAATAGTCAACCAATCCGATGCAGACCCATACAGTTTAATCATCACCGGACAAATGCACCCACAAAAATGTACTGTTGCAATCGAAGTAGAAGCAACAGTTAAACTCTAGACTTTTTTACCCAAAGAAAAAACAGGGAGATTTAACCAATGGCAACCGTTCAAAGATATAATTTAGCACAAATCGTATATGAAGATCAAAGAATCACCACTGACACCTTCAAAACCACTAGGAAAATAGATGCTGAAGAACACAACAGTAGTGATTCATACTCCCCATACAGTGTAAGTTTCAAAAATGAAACCTACGAATGGGAAATGAGTGACATCGACCCAACATTCCGTTCCTTTTTCGAGGAAATGATGGATAGGCAAAAAGCAGACCCTAATGATTTAGCAATGGTCGCAACCTATGATTATAATCCTGAAACTGGGGACATTGTTGAAGATGATGTATATGATGGAGCATATATTACTGAAATCAGCAAAGAGACTGCTAACAAACCATTCAGTGTAAAAGGTGGAGCTTTAAGAAAATTATAAAATTTATTATTCTCCCCCTTTTTTTCTATATATTTTTTTTTGGAGGCAATTTTATGGATATCAAATGGTTACTTAAACAATTACTACCACTTAAATATGAATCAACCTACCGTACTGAAGATGAAAACGGAGAATGTGTCCGCATGCATTCCACTTGGAGAATGTGGTTTGGAAAATCATTCCATATCAATCATGAAGTAATAGATTCATAAAAAAAAACAATCTTTTATCTTTTTTTTAACATTTTTAACATTTTTACATAATTTAATCTATATTTTTTTTATCTATTTTTTTTATTATTTTAATTGAACTGAGCAAATTTTAAATATTTTTTTTTGGGAGGAATAACCTAATGGCTGAAGAAATAAAAAGCACACCCACACCAGAAACAATAGAATTAGAAAAAAAACTATTAAAAACAGTATGGGTAAAAGAAGCAGAAACCATCCAAGAATTTGTACCTGAAGAAGACTTAACAGTAACACAACAAAAACTACTGAAAAAATGCATAAACAAAGAAGACTTCACAGACAAACAATTCACCGACTTAAAACTATTACTAAACAAATACCGATTACTATTACAAAAAATCAACCCACAAGAAAAAGTACAAGCCGTTGACGATGCAATCGAACTAATACAAACAGAACAAGACTTCCTAGACCTAATGGAACTAGATGTCAACAAATACTTAAAAGTAAACATGCCTTACAAAGGCAAAGTATTACCATTTGAATTCGAAGTCTTACCCTTAACTGACAGTAGAGTAGTCGATGCATTAGAACTACATATAGATATTTTCCGTGATTTTGACTTTGATGAAGCAACAGAATATGCAAATGCAGTAAACAAACCTGATGATGAAGAACTAACTGATGATGAACAACACATCATAGACAATTTTAACAGGAAAATAGCCGACAAATTAGCAGGTCAAAGATACGAAGCAGTGGAAAAATTCCTCGGAAACCAATTAAAAATCCGTGGAAGTGATGCTGATGTAGATACTCGTATACAATTCTGGGCAAAATTCCATTTCAATGCAAAATTCGCAGTATTTGTAGAAGTTCAAAACCGTTTAGGATTAAATGAAGTGAGCAACGAGAAATTATTTCCATCTAGCTAATAGTTTCATGGGTGATTTATACTTTGAAGTCAGCCGACACCTAGGAAAACCCGTCTCATGGGTTATTAAAAACAAATTCACACCAGACGTGAAATTTCTAATTCTAAAATACGCTTATATAAACCGCAAAAGAAGAGAAGAATACGAACATATGCGGGAAAACCTGAATGGGGTTTAAAAAAAAATTAACTGATAATATTTTTTAATTAAAATTTTTTTTTCTTGATTATTATGGTAAGCAACGAAGATATATTAATGCAATTTACAGCACAGGACGATGTAAGTAGTGTTGTTGAAGCAATGGAATCAAGTGTAACAAGTTCACTTGAAGCCATATCCTCTGCAATGGATAATCTAGACACTGGTTTAACCAATCTTGCCATAACTGCGGAAACGGTAGCCACTGCTTTTGGCGAAGTTGAAACTGCTTTCGACTCCGCAGAATCAAGTGCAGACAGTTTCCAATCAACCCTCGATGGATTAAATGCTAACAATATAAGTGACATATCTAGTGAAGTGGATGATTTAAGCGAATCATTCAGTTCAGCTGAAGAAGAAGCATCAGGCCTCGCCTCAGCAATCGACAGTATTGACAGTGGAAGCATAAGTGATGTTGAAGGAGAAGTAGATAGTCTAGGCGAAGCATTCAGCAATGCAAGTGGTGAAGCCTCCAGTTTCGGAGACAACGTCAACGGCCAAGACACTAGTGCATTGAGAACCAATATGCTCAATGATATAGAATCAACATCATCAAGTATTGCGGGTCTCGGTCAGACCGCTCTTTCGGCTGCAAGTGATGCAGAACAAGGATGGATGAGACTAGGAAATGCCATTAACAATAGTGGTGGAAATTGGGAAACCCAAGAATCAAATGTGAGGTCATGGGTAAAAACCTACAGTAACAGTATGGGTAGAGGAGTAGCAGACACCCGTACAGCAATGACAACATTCCTTAACATGGGAATGAGTCTTGAAGACACCCAAAACACCATGACTGCGGTATCCAACTATGCCGCACAATTCGGAATGAGCCAAGCCGATGCAAGTAAAAACATACAAATGGCATTCATGGGAGCAGGTCGTGCCGTTAAAAAACTAGGATTAGACATTGCAGATTTCAAAGACGAAGCAGGTAATGTAGATCGTGAAAAACTATTAGCTGCAATCATGGAAAAAACATCAGGTGCAGCAGATAAATATGCAAACACCTATGAGGCACGTGTTCAAAGAATGAACAATGCCATAAACAGCCTACGTACTGATTTCGGTAAAGAAATAATCAATACAATCGAACCATTAATACCTGTAGTGCAACAAGTAGTCAGTGCATTTGTAAGTTTACCACAACCAGTTAAATCCGCAGTTCTCGCATTCGGAGGCCTAGTCGGTGGTGCAGCAATAATTGCAGGGCCATTACTTAAAATGAGAGCCTACATGAACATGGCAGGTGTAAGTACAGGGACATTAACCACAGGTTTAAAAACATTACTAACAGGATTCCGTACGTTATCCGGTGGAGGTGGAATCAAACAAGCAATCCAAGCGATGAAAGATTTCGCTGCTGCACAAAAAGCAGCAAACGCTGCAAATAGTATGGGAGGATTACCGGGAATAGGTAATACAAAACAAATAGCCAATACAACCAGTACAGTTGTTAAAGATGCAAGTGCTGTAGGCGGACTCGCACCAGAAGCAACAGCCGCAGCCGGTGGAGTAACCGCAACTGGTGGAGCATTATCAGGTATTAGTGCGGCATTCACAAGTATGATTGTACCATTAATCGCTATTGCAGCAGTAATCGCAGTAATGATACCAATCATCGCAGGACTTGTTGCAGAAGCATTACTATTCATTAAAGGTATTCAGATTTTAATTGATGCTTTAGGCTTTGATGACATTGACTTAGGAAAAGCTATTGAAGGAATTAAACAAGTAGGTCAAGCTTTACTTGAAGTAGGTATCGCCATGGCTGAAATGACATTCGCTTCAGTTATGACCGCAGCCACCGTATTAATTAATGGTGTAACTGGTTTAATCAATCCTGTTAAAATAGCTGGTCAAATGCTTGTTCAGGCTGCTAAAGAATTGGAAGTTTTCAAAACAGTTAAAGTGGATGAAAGTGTAGCCACTAACTTGCAAAGTATCAGTAAAGCTCTTGGTGCAGTATCCAATGCAATGTCTAGTTTAACTGGTGTTGTATTGAATATGGCTGCCGGTAATATTTTAACTCTTGGAGGATTATTAGGTAATGTTAACACAGCTATCCGTACTGCAAGAACTGAAATAACTAATGCGGCTCAAGAAATTGCTAAAATCAAAGATTTACCTGATATTGATGAGGCTGCTGTTAGTAAATTAGAGAAAATATCCTCATCTATTGAAAGTGTCAGTAAAGCTATGGATGGATTACGTAGTATACGTGATGATTATAATTGGGATAGTTTCATGCAAGGTATTTTTGGTGGAGCTGATATTCAAACTGCATTAAATAATGTTAAAACTGATATTATCAAAGCGGGTAATGCATTAAAAAGTTACACTGGTTTACCAGATATACCTGAAGATGTATCCAGTAAAATGCAGAAAATCGCTGATACATTGAAGAGTACTGCTGAAGCAATGAAATCTTTACGTGGTATCCGTGATGATTATAATTGGGATGCTGGTGTAGGTGCATTGTTTGGTGGTGTTGATATTCCTACTGCTATTAATAATGCTAAATCTGATTTAATCAAGGTAGGGAATACTTTAAAAGGGTTATCTAGTTTACCGGAAATCCCTGATGGGATATATACTAAGGTTCAACGTATTGGTACTAGTGCTAAGAATGTAGGTACAACATTAAGGGGTATGCAGAATATGCCTTTCCCTGATGTTATTGGTTTAGTGATGATTCCTGCTAAAATTGCAGCTGCTAAAGGGGTGTTAAGTGGTGCTAGTCGTGAATTAGTTTCATTAAATGGTACTGTTCAAACTATTCCGGATGGATTATATACTAAAGTTCAACGTGTAGGTGTTAATATAAGGGCTGTAGGTTCAGCAGTTCAAGGTATAACGGCTATACCATTTATTGGTCCTGATGTTGGTTTAAAAATAGGTCAAGCAGTTGGTGCTGTAAGGACTGCTGCAAGTCAATTAAATCGTTTACAAGGCCTTGACGCTGGCGGAGGTATTGGTCAAATATTAGCTAGTGTACGTTCTGCTGTTGTACAATTACGAGCCACACTTAATAGTATGCGTGGAGGATTCCGCAGTAGTGGTGTGGGTATTGGTTCCAGTTTAAAAGCTGGTGTTCGTGCAGGAATGAATGGTTTGCGTGGAGTTGTTGTATCTAATGTTACTGCGGGTATGAGTGCCGGTGTTGGGCCTGCCAGGTCTGGTGGTAATCGTATAGGATCTGGTGGTAAGTCTGCTTTCCAAACATCATTTAAGATTTCTCAAGTGGCAAGTAATGAAGTGACTTATGCAACTCAGGCTATACAGAATGGTACTGCTAGTTTTGTTCAAGCAGTTGGAAGTATGGCTGAGCAAGCAGTACAGGAAGCTAAAAATAAACTTGACCAACAATCACCTGGTAAAATCGCCCGTATGTGGGGTGATGAAATGAGCTTTTCCAGTATGTTGATTGAAAATCGTGGAAAAGGACTGATTAGTAGTATAAGTAAAGTTACAAGTAATGCGGTTAATGCTTCTAATCCGAACTTTAGTAATATGTTGGCATTCAATAGTCCTGAATTGGATGCTAGTAGGTTGGATAGTATTCGTCGTATGAATCAGTCCAGTACTATGGGTCAAGGTCAAAGACCGATTGCCATTCATATTGGTGAGGGTGCTATTCAGTTAGATGCAAGGAATTTAACCACTACTGAGTCACGTCAAATTATGATTAATGCATTAGAAGGTTTAAATGACATCAAAAAGATTGATGTCTAATTTTTTTTTATTTCACATTTTATTTATTTGAATTTTTTTTTAGGGTTTATTATTATGAGTTGGTATAGTGATAAGATTGATTCAAAATATTTCAATTTAAGTATTGATGGTTTGGATTTAATTGGGGAAGATTTGAATCCGAATGAAAGTTATAATCGTCGTGAAACCTCTCGTAAAGCAGTTATTGGAGGTACTCAACGTGTTATACGAACCAATTATATTCATCGTGATTTTAGTCTTAACTGTTATGTTCCCATAGATCCCGCATACCCTGATATTTAT